TGTTGTTTTCACCCTATAAAATCAACTTTTAATTCCATATTTTAAAATTACCTGCTTTAATTTTTTTTTCAAAATCATTTTTTAAATAATTATTTACATTTTCTTGATTATTTTCAAATATTTCTTTAATAGTTCCTATAATTTCACCATCTTGATTAAAATTATATTTTTCAATTGTATATGTTGGTTTATTTTCAAAAATTTCATATTCGCATGAAACCTCATAAACATTTTTTTTATTTAATGCATTTCTTAACCTGTCAATTAATTTTAATGTTTCTTTTTTAAGATAATTATATCTTAATGCTTGATGTTCATATTTTTTATAAAAATCGACATATAAATATTTAATATATAATGAATAAATAGTTATATTATCTTCTAATCTTACATATCTAAAAAGTCTATTTTCATAAACATTATTTAATTTATCCATTAATACAACTAATTCATCGACATTTAATTTATCAAATTTAATATTTTTATATTCATTAATAACAATTTCAAAACAATCTCTAGTATTCATATACTATATAGTGTTAATATCTCTTTAAATCATTTTTAAATATTTTAGGTATTTAAAGAAAATTTAATTTTTACTTTTTGTTAAATTACATTTCGCACATAATATTTGTAAATTACAGTTTTTATTATGGTAATCCTTCCATTGATTAGAAAATACAACCATTCGAAAATCATTATCATTAAAATACGTTAATTTGTTTTCATTATTATATTTATATTTTAAAAAATCAGTTTCTTTATCTTTTAAAAATGTTTCAGTTAATTGTTTAAATGATGGTTCGTGATGGTCAACATGAAATTCAGCATCAGTAACATTACAAAATACACATTTTTTTTCACATTGTTTTTTAAAGTTTATAATATCATTATAAATTTCATTTCTCATTGCTTTAATTAATGAATTATCAACACTATCTAAACCACAATTTAACCAACTAAAATCAACTAATCCTTTTTTTGTTCTATACATCATATGAAAAGCCTTCTTATTAATTGGATTTTTAATAATATGAAATTCAATAACATCTTGACGTTTAACTATATCTTGAAAAAGTTTAAAGTGTTCATTATCTGATTTTATAATTGATTCACCTAATAAATAAATAATATTTCTTACGTGGTCTTGCATTTGTTTTTTAGTTTTAAATTCTAAGTTTAATAAACTATACATGATATATTAATATAAACTAGATATTTTTTTAAATCATTTTAATAAAAATCATCTTGAAAATTTATTATATTTTCAATAGTATTATAATTTTTAATCATTATTTTAATTACTTTTAATAATTTTGTTAATTCCTCTATATTCATATTTATTAAATTAATACTTTCTTCGGCGTCTTCATAATCATTAATCATATTATAAAAGTTTTTTTTTTCATTAATGTGTTCTTTTAATTTATGTTTAATTATTTTTTTTTTATTTATTAAGTGAAACATATTATCCATTATATAAATTAAACTAGATATTTTTTTAAATCGTTTTATAAAAAAAAACATCTAAATTATATTATATGGAAAAACAAGAAATTATTAATAAACGTTATGAACTTAACCAACAAATAAAAACATATAGAAATTTATTAAAAAATGAAAAAAATGAAGCTATTCAATTTAGACATTTAGTAAAATTAACAGATTTAAAAGAAGAAAGACAAACAATAAATTTTATAATAAATAAATTTGACTATATAAAAAACTATTTCTAAGCCAAATTATATGGAAAATAAAAAAGAAATTGCGTCAATCGCATCTAAAAAATATTATCAAAAAAATAAAGACAAGATTAAAGAACGAATGAAAAATTATTACGAAAATAATAAAGAAAAAATAATAAGTACTTGGAAAAATGAATATTATAAAAAAAATGCTCATAAAATCCAAAAACAAAGAAAATTAAATGGATTATATAAAAAAGGAATAATACAAGATAAAAATATAAATGATACTGTTAAAATTGAACGTAATATAAGAGTAACATTTTAAAAAAAAATATTAGAGTAACATTTTAAAAAAAATATAACATAATTCTACACTATAAACAATATATAAATCGTCCATAATAAATATTTATAAACTCCGGCTTGTGAAAGCGTCATTTGAACTACACTCATTTTATCAATGTTTGATATTATATTAATAATAAGCGCTAGTTGTTCATTTAAATTAAATTGTTTACAAAATTGATTCATTAGATAATTTTGTATATAATTAATAATAAATTCTTTTATTCATGCGACTTTTCGCATCCACCATTCACCAAGACAGCCAAACCAAATACTTATAAATCCTAATTTTTTAATTTTTTTATTATCGTACAAATACTGTATATTTTTTTCAATTAAATCTTTGTTAACGGTTCCAAATAATTTAATAAATACATCAATTACAATTTGTTTTTTATCAAATTTATATTTTTTCTTTTCAAATGAGTGTTCAACAATTTGACAAACGAAATTTAAAAATTCTAAATCATCTTTAAAGTTTTTAACATCAGGTAATTTAGATAATCTATCAAATATTTTGTTTACGATTTCTGCTCTTTTTAAATCTTTATAGAGTTGGTTTTTAGGTTGCACAAACGGGGCAATTTCAGACATTATATAATTAAGTATAGATTTTTATTTATTTTATATTTTTCCATTTATTTTTTTATATAATTCTAAAATTAATTTGTGTATTTCTTGTTTTTTCTTTTCATCTGTTTCATTAAACCATTGTAAACATAAATCAGAAATCATTCTATCTTCTGCTATTTCAATTATATTACTTATTTTCATATTATTAATAAAGAATAGAAAAAAAAAACTAAACTAAAATTTTATATAATAATAAACTGCATGATTAACCGGCCTATTTTCACTACCTTGACGCTGAAATTGTGCAAGTATTCCCGTCCCTGTGTCGGTAGGGTCTCCAGTAATTCTAAATCTTGCGACGCATTCACGAGCACCGGCGGCGCAATCTCTAAAACCTTCATTTGTTGAATAAACAGTTGTTTGTAATACTTGGTCTTGTTGTGCTGTTCCTACACTACCTGCTGTATAATCGACACCTCCTATATTCTGTGTACCACTCCCCCTCAAAAAACACCCTTTAAAATTTGGTAAATTAAACGTTGTTGAACCATCACCGGCCCCGTATGTTGTCCCAATTGCTAAGAATAAACCAACATAAATAGAACGGGATACGGCGGAACCATCGCAATATAAAAATCCTGTTGGAACTGTTGCAACAACTGATGTATTTATAGTGCCAATTGGAATAAATGAAAAAGCCATACCAGGTTGCATAAAAAGTGAACCAGTTAAATTTAAATTACTTGCAATATCTGTAGATGATGTAGAAGGTTTAAAAATTATATAATCATTTGTGTTAACTCCTAATGAAAATTCTTTTCCTGTTGTGTCTACATTCATACTTACTCTATTTAACGCGTTAATATAATGTGTTCTTATGCGGGCGCTTACTGTAGGATTACCAAAATTAAAAAAAATATTATTAGATGCTGGTGTATTAACAGTTAAATTTATATTTCCAGCGGTTGCACCTGTTACATTAACTAAACCATCAAAAGTAGATGTACCAGAAAATGTTTTTGACCCTGTTATTGTTTGTGCTGATGTTGTATCAACATAACCAGATAAACCACCTAATATTTCAGTATCGACATAATTTTTATTCACTAAATGTCCTGATAATGTAGGCGCAATAGAACAATAAGGAATTTTATTGAAAGTTGTAATTGCATTATGTGTTGCCGTCTGTGTTGTTGATGATGTTGAACCAATTGTAATAGGTGCGTTACCTGTTGTTAATGTCCCTATATTTATCTGACCTGTTCTATTATTTCTACATCCTAAATTTAAATCTCCTGATGTTTGATTATATCCAATAGTTAAATCATCAGTTCCTAATCCTGAACCAATCGCGGGAGTATCTAAAGATGAACTAGCATTAATATAGTTACCTAATAATCCACTTGTCATATTTACATTCTCTAAAAATGTTTTTTCTGCTGTTATTGTTTGAACCGTATTTAAAGTTACATAATTACTTATTGATAATCCATTAACTACCGATTGTACAAATGATGTATTAGCAACATGTAATGAATTATCTATTGTTGGCATTGTTGGTACAGTTGCACTTAAATTTACTACTAATGTATCAACATCAATTTCATCAGAGTTTAAGGAGTTAGCATTTATATTATTAAGGCCATTCATAGACCTACTATTATAATTATTGTTCATATAATCTTATATGAGATATTTTTTATATTATTTATTTTTGAATGAATTGTAATTGTAAAACCCAATCAGCCATTGACCCAGTAGTTGGAGTAAATGCAGTAATATTATCATTTGCATTTATTAAAACGTCAATGTAATTATCACGGGGGCGACCATTTAAAAATAATGGTGGATTTGTGCTGTCTTCACTTAATAAATATGAAGATGTACCAACAAGATAAGGTTTAGCAACACCAATAAAATTTATTGTGTTTGCGCTTGTGTTTGAACCTGCTTGAAATACATTTGATGAACCTAAATTAACATTAATACATGCTATATCAGTAGTTGACAAATTCATAACTTTTGAAATAAATGTAAAATGTACTTCATATTCTCCATCAGGTAAAATACCCCAATTCATACCAAATCGACAATCAGCAAGTGAAGCACCAGCACTAATTTTATTAGTACTATTTAAAACAACATTATATGATTTTTTAGACATTATATAATATTGTTTAGATATTTTTTTTAATTATATTTATTTAGCAAAATTATATAACTTGTTAGTTGTTTTTGCTAATCTTTTAGCCCTTTCAATCCCTGTATCTAATACTTGGCCAGCGCTTCCTTTATATCCTGAAGGGTCGATTAATTCTCCCGCTTGTTGTGCAATATCACCAGCCATACGAGCACCAGTTGCTAATTTACTAAATTTCATAGCGCCCATACTGCCTAAATTATTTAAACCTTTTGCGAACATATGATTACTTTTAGATGATAATTTATTAAAAACCATAACTTACTTTATATAAACTAGTTTAGATATTATATTATTTTTTTTTATTCTATATTTAGGGAATCTCATCGCGCACGACCGGGCGATATATTAATAATAAACTCCTCGGAAAAGTTATGATTAATATAAAGCGGGTATGGTGGAAACTTCAAAATTATAATGTGCATTACAAAACCTAAATATTATGCTTCATGGTCATTGTCCCATAATATCTCATCCCAACAATTAAATAAACGATTACTATTGGTATTTATAAATAAAAATTTATATGGTTCATCATAGACTAATTTTATAATCGCATTTCTTTTTTCTTCATTAATAATTGGTAATACTTCATCAAACAATAATTTATTAGCATCATGAGAACTTTTGAATAAAAAAATGTTACTAAATAGACGACGTAATTCCTTAGGCACTGAATGCCAAGTTTGAACCAAAAAAAATATAGTTGTTCTCATATGTCGTCTATTAAATACTAGTTCTTTAAACATATTAAGTGTGTCTTTATTTTTTAAATACGCTGTCATATCATCAAATATAATTAAATTATTGTGTTTTTTATCTTCTTCCTTGATGTATTCCATGACCCCCCCCAACGTCTCGGAGTTTAATTCATGTAATCTTTTTTCATCAGGTAATTTATCAAAAGGGCTATTTTTAATAGAAGCTCCACTTTCAGCGGGTTGAAATAAAAATATATTGTGCCAAACCCTAGACAGTGGTTTTTTAATGAGACTAATCAATAAGCTTGTTTTACCGGAACGAGGCGCACCAATAAATAATGTTGTTGAGTGTTCATTTAAAAATTTTGTCAATTCATATTTGTTTAATTTTTCATGTAATCCACCATCACAAAGCATTTCGGGAGGTTCAAGTTTTGGTTTATTATTTTTTATAACTTGCATGTATTAATATAAACTAGATTTTTTTTTAATAATATTATTAATCTAGGTTTTAACAATAGTTTGTTTAGAGTTAGGGTCAACAACTATTAAAGCATCATAATTAACAATTAATGTAACGGTAGATTGATTGGCGCCAATAGAAGTACCAGTATTGATTCTATAAGAAATAGGGGAATCACTTGAAGATACACCACTTAAGATGGAATTACTTGCAATTTGCTTCTCTAAACTTGTACCCACATAGAATTTAGCTGGTGCACTGTAGGTAGTGGCAGCGGCGGTCCCGTTATAATTGAATTCTACGGCATTGATTGAGCAGTTGTTATTTTTATCAAAAATTGAACCCATGGCACTTCTAAATTCTTGTAATACTTCAGTTTTATTAGTAAGAGTATTAAGAGGTTTAGAAGGATAGATGATACCACCAACACTAAATGAGTAATCACCATTACCAGATGTTAAATCGACTGAATCAAATTGTTTATTAGATGCAGCATTATTATTACCATTAACAGCTATTAAACTTTTGATGCTACTGTATCGAAAATTATAGATTAATTCTGTATACCCAGTTTGACCAGCATTTAAATTTTGAGAAGAAGAACCGAATGATTGAGTTTTAATAGTTAATCCATTAGGGTTTGCCATTCTTATAGCTTGGTCAACATCGGGACCATATTCGATAACTTTATATCTAAGAGAAAGATTTGAAAGTACGAAACCAGTAGGAACAACAGCAGAAGTAAACATATTGGCTAAAGAATCAACAGTTAATGTAATACGAGTGGCACCCATCATACCAAGAGGAATTAATTTTTCAGAACTACTAAGTATAGTAAGTAAGGGGGCACTAAAAGTTCCAGTTTCATTAAGGGTCATGAGTCTACCATCTAATTGTTCAAGAGTAGGAACACCAGTTGATGCATTATAACCATATGTAGATTGTTGCCCGTATTTTTGTGCAATATCGAAATTTCCATTTATAAGTGTATTCATTACGATGTTATAATTTTGAATAGTATCAATTGTTTGAGATGCTACACTGACTTCACATCTAGAAAAGGGAGTATATACGGGGACACCTATCATTTGAGCACCAACAGCAGAAGTTAAAGTGTAAGCATAAGTAATATAGATAGATTGGGGGTCTAAATAGCCCCTGTTGATTAAATCAAAATAAATTTGGGAGCCACTTTGGGCAGATTGAAGATTTGAAGGAGCACAAGCAATATTTAAACATTGTGTATTTTTAGGTAAACTTTTGAGTTGTTCGCCATAATTAACGGTATCGGGTAAAGCAAATTCAGACATTATTATTATAATTTAAATTAGAAAAAAAAAATATTTTTAAATTAAAATTTATTTCTATGGTAAAACCTATTATAATAATAAACCTGTTATTGGGTCTATACCATTATTATATAGAAGAAGGTCTAATGAGTTATCATCAGTTATATTTCCTTGTATTTCATATGGATTTTCTTGATTATCTGTTTGTTGATTATCTATTTGATTATCTTGATTATCTGTTTCTACTTGTTGTTGATTATCTGTTTCTACTTGTTGTTGTTCTGTTTGATTATTTATTTGATTATCTGATATTATATTTGTTAGCATATCATAAAATGTCTTTTTTTCTAATGGATGTGCTTGGCGTTCTTTTGTCATAGTAATTAACAAACTTATACACCAATTAACATTATTAAAATTTACTGGGTTGTTGTTATCATCTAATATTAAGATGTCGAATCCATCCAATTGATTATTATTTAATTTTGTTTTTATATTTGTTATGTTATCATAAAGTATAACGCCAAAAGTAGGGGCTTCAATTGGAACAGTTGCAAGAACATTTAATGTTGTCATACTTGTTGAGTCTAAATTATATGTTATTAATTCATATGAACAAATACGAAGTCTTAAAGTACCTAATAAATTTAAAGGGTAAGGAGCGGTAAAAGGTGCGGTATAATCAATCCCTGATTCTAAACCTAATACACTATATATTGTTGAGCCATTACTATATAATATAAATAAATTAGTACTTGTAATTTGTATAGTTCCTGTAATATTACTGATGGTTATACTGATTCCTGTAATACCTGCATTTGTAAATTGTGTTTGTATTTCTGATATTAAATTTGTTGCATTATAATTACCACGTGTTAAAGTAATAACAAATGGTAAACCGTTATAATCACCAGCAAGAACATTATTATAAATGTTTATGTTGTAAAATGAATATGGAATTTGTGCATTTGCTACTGATATTTCAACCTCTAATAAATTATCAACATCTTGGATTACGTTTCGAAAATTAAAATAAACATCAGATAAAAAAGAACCATTATTTTTAGTTGCGTTTGCACTGTTTAAATTTATTAACATAGTTTCATTATATGTATCAGTCATGACTTACTTATTATAATAAGATATATTTTTTATTTTCTATACTAATTTATATAATAATGCCCTCTAAAAAAAAAACTTTAGAAATATTAGAAAGTTTTAAAAATTACATAAATTCAAATGATTCTATACCTGATGATAGCGATGATGAACCAATTGAAGCAACTAAAACAAATGTAAAAAAACCAGCAGAAGTAAAACAAGCGCCAAAACAAATGGAACCCCCCATGAAGCAAGCACCAAAAGAAGAAGCACAAGCAGAAGCAACCCCAGTAAAAACCGAGACACCAGCACAAAAAAAGAAAAGAATTCAATCAGAAGCACAAAAATTAAATACCCAAAAAATGAGGGAAAAATTAGCAGAAGCACAAAAAAAAAGAGCACAAGAAAAAGCAGAAAGAGAAGCAATTGAACAGGCAAAATTAGAGGAAAAAATAGTTAAAAAAGCCATAAGTATTAAAAAAAAACAAATTAAAAAAGAAAAAGTTTTAGATGAAATTTCAGATGATGAAACACCAATGGAAGAAATAAAAAAAAATATTAAGCCAATAAAAACAACACATGCAACAGCACCAGCCCCAGCACCAGCACCAGCACCAGCCCAATTTACATTAAAATTTTACAAATAAAAAGGTATAAAAAAAAATATCTAACTTAATGTAATGTTTAAAAATTTTAGTAATGTTTCACCTAATGACCGTATAAATTATAATATTGAATGGAAAGATGACAAACCAGTTTATAAAACAGCAAATAAAGAAGATGTGGCATTTGAACAAATAAAATTAATGTATCCTAATTTATCTAAAAAAGAACAATATATGATGTATATAAAACATAATCCAAGTAATACAGAAAAAAATGATTATTTTGAATATCTAATTTATAAAATAAATAAAGAAGAAAAACAAAATTTAGATGAGATATTAAAAAAATTTAAATTTACCGTAAATTGCGAATAAAAAAACATATAGATATTTATTTTCTTTACTTTATTATATGACTAAAGTAAAAAAAGTAAAAAAACCAAAAGCCAAAGGGCCTCCTGTAAGGAGTAGCATGGTACCCAAGAAAAAACCCATAATCAAGAAACCAGTAATCCCCCCCGTAGGAGGTAGCATGGTACCCAAGAAAAAACCAGTAAAAAAAACTGATGGATTTAGCGCCAGAGTTGAAAAAATTGATAGACGATTAAGACCAACACCACCCCCACAATTAGTTAAAATTGACCCAATGTTAAAAAATCCGTTAAAGATCGTTGATGTTCCACGAAGTCAATTGATACCTTCAAGTGTTCAAATGTTTAGTGGTCAAGATGCAGGAAATTTAAATAGACAGTTAGATATATTAGCATCAAAAGAACAACAACTTGAAGGAAAAGTAACACAACTACAAAAACAGAATTTATATGAACAAATCATAGGCAAAATGTCAATAATAGATAGTAATTTAAATATATTGGATAAAAATTATGAAGATAAAGAATATAATAGATTAAATAAACAATTAAAAGAAATAAATAGATTGATACCAAAAGATGAACCTTCATTATTTGATTTTTATGATAATCTTTATGACAAATTACGAAATATAAAAAATGAAAATAAAATGGATATATTAGTTAATGATGAAGATTTAGCATTTTTAGAACAACCAACATTTAAAGAGGTTAAATCAACAAATACATTATTAGATGATAAAATTTATAAAAATGATTTAGTTGATGAAGCCGAAATATTAATTGATGAAATTAAAAATACAGAGGTAAAATCAGTTAATTTTCCTGAAGTAATAAATGATATTGATAAATTAATAACAGTAGTAGAACAAAAAAAACCACGTGGAAGACCAAAAAAACAAAAACCCGTATTAGTTGAAGTAACACAAACAAATACATTATTAGATGATAAAATAATTGATAATAATTTACTTGATGATGATATAAATCTTGGAAAAAATATGTATCTTGACGTAAAAACAATGACTTTAAAACCTAAAAAAAAACCTCCAGAAAATGAGGATGATTATACTTATGATGTTACATCTGATATTTATACATTAAAATCAGAAGACGCGAGTTATTATTTAGACGAAAAAACGGGAAAATATGAACCTAAAATGTCAAATAGAAAATATGAATATATGCCCGTAAGTGGTGAATTTAAATTAAGAGAAAATTATATAGAACCAACAATACCATCAATTTTTAATAAATCTGAACCTTCAAGTTTATAACATAGAAAAAAAAATAAATTTAAAAAAAATATAGTGTTAGTTATATAAAGAAGTTATGGGAATTTTTGAAGACTTAGGAAAAAAAGGAGGCTCAGCCCTCGGAAAAATGATTGGTGGTAAATCTGGCGCAAAAATCGGCGCTTCTCTCGGTAAAATGGGCGGTCGTGCCGTTTCTGGTTTAGTTGCTAAAGAAACTGGATTAAAATTCAAAAAAGGTGGTAGAGTACCTGGCAAAAGAGGCGCACCTAAAAAAGCCGTTGTACATGGTGGCGAATACATATTACCCGTAGGAGTTAAACCAACTAAAGCACAAGTAAAAGCTGTAGCAAGAGGAAAAGCCAAAAAATAAATAATATAGATTTTTATTTTCTAAATTACATTAATAATGTCATTTAAAATAGTAAAAAGTAATACAAAAAATAAAAGATTTACAGCGATAATAAATAATAAAAAAATTCATTTTGGTTCTGCTAATGGTTATACTTATATTGACCATGGAGATGATACAAAACGACGTAATTACATCGCAAGGCATAGAGTAAATGAAGACTGGGATAAAATAGGGCCAGCCAGTTTAAGTCGTTATGTTTTATGGGGAGATAGTCGAGATATTAATGATAATATAAAACAATATAAAAAAAAATTTGGACTATAAAAAAATGTATAAAAAATGTTTAGTTTTTTTAAATATCAATTATTTATAGATTGATATTTAAAAATAAAATCTAGTTATATTATATGGAGAATTTACCCGAAAAAGTCAATAAAGGAACTTACCACGAATCACAAAAGATATCAATTTATAATTATAGAAATAATAATAGACAAAAATATAATGACTATCAAAAAGAATTATATAATAAACAGATGGCCGACCCTGAATTTAGAAAGGCTCATAATGAAAAAAAACGAATTTATCAAGCATTAAGACGAGAACAGAAAAAAAATCAAGGAGTTTAAAATTCTTTATATACTAAATATTTAATTTAATATATAAATAAAAACATTTAAAAAAAAAATATCTAGTATTATTATATGGACAATATAAAAATTAAATTTCAAAAAAAAGGTTTAGAAAAAATTTATAAAACTATTGATAAACTTTTTAAAACCGGAACAATCGAGGATTTCAACCGCGATTATTATTTAAGAGAATTTTTAAAACGTAAATCAGGCAGTAAAAAATTTAATGAATTAAAAACAAATATCAAACAATTAAAAAAACAAATTATTAAAAAACATAAAGTATTTACACGCGATGAAGCATTTGAAACATTAAGAGTTTTATATCCTAATTATAAAAATAGTTACATCTTCATTAATATGTATAGAACCGTCAATAGATTAGGAACCGCAAAACCCGATTTAACATTTTCAAAAGGTAAAAAAACAATTAATTTAAATAATATTTATAATCCACAAAATTTCAGTAATTGGAAAAATCACAATAAATGGACAAGAAAATCATTCAAAAATAGATTAGATTTTCATTTATATCAACATTATGGAAATATTGATGATATTTCAGTAGAATTTTATTTAGTACCAATTAAACAAGGACAAAAATATTATCATAATTTTAAACATGGTTTATATAATTGTGTCATGTCAGTTATCAAACAAAATTTAAGTTTTCAATTTGAAAAAAAAATAGATGAATTAAATGAAAGATATTTAGAAAATGGAGTAAGTTTTGATGATGTTAAAACAATATGTAACACATTAAAAATTAATATTAAAATTTATAACAAATTAAATAAACAAATTTTTGAACATATTTATAATAGTAAAAATAAAACTGTTTCATTAGTTGTAACAGAAAATGACCATGTAGAAAAATTTAATCCTGAATTTTTTGACATGCAAAAAAAAGAAATTGTTTATGTTCCTAATGTTAAACAAGCATTTTTTGAAAATAAAGGTTGGAAAATAATACAAAAAACCGGCGATGGTGAAATTAAATATTTTTATGATGATTCATTTATTTATAAATCTGATAGTATGAAAGATAAAGATTTTGGCGAATATAATATTTGTAATGATTACGATATTGAACAATATCATTTTCTTAATAATAATAAATTAACTTTTAATAAAATGTATGAATATCCAAATACTGAATTATTTAATTTTGTTCAAAACTCTAATCATAATATTTTTGAGAAATGGTGGATTGAAAATATTGATAATGATAAAAAAATTTATCAACAATTAGAAAGAACCATTCATAAACATAAAATTTATGAAAAAAATGATAATGGAGAAATAATAAATACAAAAGTTATTGAAGAACATGTTGTAAAATTTGACAACAAAAAAAAATTAGAAAAAGTTGATGTAAGTTCTTATTATTGCTACGATGCCAATAAAAATTATGCTTCATATAAATTTAATAAATATTATCAACAATATAAATTTCTTGCAACTTCTAAATTAAATTTTTATAAAATTGATGGTAAATTTGATATTAATAAATTAGTTTCAAAAGTTGGATTTATTCAATGTACTAATTTTAAATTTAATAATAATGTTATTGAGTCATTAGGTTATTTTATTGATGGTTATACATATCCAACCCCTATTTTAAAATGGGCTTTAGATAATGGATGTACTTTTGACTGTTTAACTATTGCTTATTCAGAATTTACACAAGATATTGAATTAAGCGATAATGCAATTAAAAATAAACATTATAATAAACTTTTTGGCGTTATGCAATCACAACAAAGAACACGAAATGTTTATTGTTCATATAAAAATGAGGATGAATTAAAAGATATTCTTTATTATTGTAATGAAAACATTATCGGATATGATGAAAACTGTGTTGAATATCAATTTGAAAAAATGAATTTATCTAATAGATGTCATATTAGTTCTTTTGTCCTTGCATATGCTTTTATTAATATCTTAGAAAAAGTTAAACTTATTAAAGATGATGATATTATATGTATTAAAGTAGATTGTATTATCACTAAAAAAGATTACGGACATATTTTCAATATTAGTAATAAATTAGGAGATTTTAAAATAGAAAAAAATGATTTTAAAACTTATAATAATTTTGATTTAATTCCATGTGCTGATATTTTTGATAATTCAGTTATAATCAGTTTTAATGGTCAATCATTATTTAATTTATCTAATGAAAAACTTAATTATAAAAAAATAAATTTTATTACCGGTGGTGCTGGTTGTGGTAAAACAACAAGATTTTTAAATGTTTTTGATAATTCAGATGAAAGATTAAGTAATTTTTGTTTATGTTTTCCAAATAATAATTTAAAAGTAAAATTTGGTGATTCTGTTGACACTTCAACATATCATTCATTATTTCTTAATATGAAAGAAAATGCAAAAAGATTATCAAATTATACATCAGTTATTTTAGATGAAGCATCAATGATACCAAAACATGATATTAAAATTATTGTTGAAGCTTGTAAACTTTACCATATTAATTTATTTATTGTTGGTGATTTTGATGATAAAAAAATATTTCAATTAAATCCCGTAAAAGGTGAAAATTTATTAAGTTATAAATTTAATAAAAAAAATTGTTATCATTTACATTTAACTAAAAATCATAGACAAAACAACGATTTAAAATTTTCTGAATATTTACAAAGTATTAGAGGTAAAAAAAATAATGAAATTAAATTAGATATGTTTAAAACTATTAATTTTGATGATGTAGTTAAACAATATAAAATTGATGATTTAATATTATGTCCAACCAATGAACAAATTAATTTATTTAATAATAGTATTGATACTGGCGATTTTATTAAAATTAAATATAATAATAATTTTACTAGTGATGGTAGATTTTATGCAAATAATGAAATTGAAATTATTGAAAAAAGTAAATTTAATAAAGATAGAATGGAATTATCATATGCTTTAACCTGCCATTTATGTCAAGGATTAACACTAAGTAATAAAATTTTTATTGTATTAAATAATCAATTTGAAGACAATATGTTATATGTTTGTTTATCTCGTGCAACAAATGCTGACCAAATAGTACTTGTAAAAGATAAAGTATTAGAAAAAAATATTAAAAAATAGGGTGGTTTTTACCG